CTTCCGTTCTGACGATGAAGCGCATCCGAGCGGACCACGAATGGTACGAGTTGCGGGGGGCCAGAGTACGGGTCTCCCGCGAGACTCGGGACTGCGATATGCAAGATCATGAAGGCGAATGGCGCGGGGCGATACAGCCGGGTGATACCTATGCGTGGATGTCGCACGGCCTGAATGTCTGCGCCCACCACTTTGACGCGGAGGATGTGGTCGATGGATGAAGTCGAACTTGAGATGGCGCGTCGGCGTCAGCCCATCAGCTTCGGGTTGTTTGACATCCAGCCAAAGGCCCGTGCCTCGGACCCTGCCACCTCGCACAACGCGGCAGACGCTATCCTGCCGCGCTCGGGGACGGCAAAGGCGCGACTGCTTGAGGCGCACTACATGCACCAAGACGGCCTTACCGATCGGGAGGCGGCGGAGTGGGCGGGACTCAACCTGCGGTCGGAGTACGCGACCCGCTGTTCGGAGTTGGTGCGGTCTGGCTTGCTGTGCGATACGCAAGAGACGCGCCCTGACCCCGAGACAAAGGCCGAGAGGATGGTTCGCCGCATCACGACGAAGGGATGTGAACTGATGGCCCGAGACCCCCAACCCGCCCGACTGGGCCGGAGTGCGATATGAGGTGGCGTAATTGGCTCGACCTAGCGTACGGCTTTTTTCTGGGCTTTGTTTGTGCCGCACTTGTCATTGTCAAGATGACCGATGTCGATACACCCGTCGCTAACGACCCGAAGTGCGAAACCATCATCATTCACCGGAGATAGCCGATGCGCTGGCGCAACAAAGAGGACGAGGAACCAAAGACCATCGCGGATCGGCAAGCCGAGGAGCCGACGGTTGAGTGGCGCGACCAGTTCCGAGGGAACCGAGTAGAGCATCGCTTCTACCCGCACCACTATGCGCGGGTACTGGTTGCCAAAGGCACGCGGCAGGGGTGGAGCGATGTCTGATCCGATGTTCTTTGAATATCGCGGCGTGCCGGTGCATCAGAACGGATACGTGGCGGATGTCTTTCGGGCGCTGTTCCGCACGTTCAAGCCCGTCAAGGTGCTAGAGATTGGCACGGCAGATGGCGGGCTGACCATCCTGATTCGCGACTTGCTTGACGAGGCTGGCTTGAAGGCGACGGACCTCTGGACCTGTGACCCGGCGGTGCGCGATCGGCCTCACCTCATGCAACCCGGCATCATGTATTACGGCGTGGACGCGCTGAACTCGACGGTTCTCGAGTACCACGTCAAGTACGCGGAAGGCCCTGCCCTTGTTCTCTGCGATGGCGGAAACAAGCCCGCCGAGTTCAACCGCTATGCCAAGTTCCTGCGATCAGGCGATGTCATCATGGCCCACGACTACGCCCCGACGCACGACTATTTCTACGATCAGATGCACGGCAAGCATTGGAACTGGTGGGAGATACAAGACTCCGAGATTGCCGACGCTTGTGCGCGATACAAGTTGGATCCGTTTATGCAAGACGAGTTTCAGCGGGTGGCGTGGGCGTGTCGGAGGAAGGCGTGAAGCGGACCCCGCTGAAGCGCAAGACGCGCCTGACTAGTAAAGCCAAGCCGAAGGCTCGCAAGCGCATCAAGGCCAAGCCGCGCTCTGGCATTGAGTTCCAACGCGTGTACGGATCGAAGCGCCGGGTCGAGTTCATCAACAGCTTGCCTTGTATGGTCTGTGCCAAACGTCCGTCCGAGAACGCGCATATCAAGTCGGGCGGCATGGGGCGGAAGGCGGACTACCGCGAGATCATCCCGCTCTGCCCCTCTTGCCACCGAAAGCAACATCAGCACGGCTGGAAGGCGTTAGGGCTGGACCCGCATATGCTCGAAGGCATGGCGTACAACACCCAATGGCTCTGGGCCACGCGGACGGACGGCTAATGGGTAATCGGCTACTAGTTAGGCCGTTAACCCCTGCATAACGGGTATGCATATGCCAGTTAGCTTTGACACCTTTTGCAAGGCCAAGGGGCTACCCATCCCAGTAGCCGAGCATCGGTTCCACCCGACCCGCAAGTGGCGCATGGACTGGGCGTGGCCCGAGCAGAGGGTCGCGTTAGAGATTGACGGCGGCGTCTGGGTACGCGGGGCGCATGGACGCGGCACCGGGATTGTGCGGGATCAGGAGAAGGGGCGGGAGGCGGCGGCATTGGGCTGGCGCATCCTGCGTTGTCAACCGAAGGAACTCTTTACCGCGTCCGTTATTGACGCGCTCACCCGCGCCCTCAAGTGGCGCATCACGGAGGAAGGATGACCGAAGGAACGATGTCCATCTCGGAAGCCGCCAAGACCCTCGGCCTGTCGCGCCAACTAGTCCACGCGTGGATCAAGAAGGGGAAGCTCGAAGCGGTGCAGACGCAGGCCAACCGAGGGGCGTGGCACGTCTCGAAGGCGGCGGTCGAGAAGCTGGTCGGCTCCGAAGATCTTGCCCGGTCGCATCGCCAGCGGTCGGTCCTGCTCGGGAAGCCAAAGCGCCGTACCGGTGCATATGCAACGGATATGCAACCCGCTGTGGGATAGGGGTTTAGGGGGGTATTGACAATCGGTGCGGGGGGTGTAGTTTCCATTGTGTAGTTCAACCCCGACACGGAGCAGACAATGACCACCACGACCACCACCCCGACCGTCACGCTTGAGCAAATCAACGCTGACCCCTACATCAGAATCTGGGACAACACCTTCGAGCTGACGAACGAGATTGCGGTCGGTCGCTGTGGTCGTTCGCGCCGTGGCACGACAGGTGGCAAGCTCCACCTTCTGCACCTTACCCGCATCACCAAGGCCATCAACGAAAACAACGCCAAGGATGTGCGGATGGTCGGTTCGCTGTTTTGGGCGAATGGTTTCTGCAACGGCAACGGACAGGTGAACGCCACGCCAATCAAGGGTGCCACGCTCGAGATGATTACCTGTGAAAAGTGCAAGCGGTCGGCAGAGTTCCTGATTGCCAAGCACTCCCAGCAGTAACCCCCACCACCACGGGCCGCGCGGAGCGGCCCTCACCCCGACACGGAGACTGACAATGAAGAACGGCAAGGTGCGGAAGGCGACGGCAAAAGAGATTTCGAACTACTCGGCACTCGGCATCAACCTGTACCCGTTGTCGCATTACGTCATGGTAGACGAGATGCTCTGCCCAGTCGAGCGTTTGGGGTCGAGCTACGAAAGCGATCCAAAGTACGAGATCATGCTTCCAGCCGGCTATCACGTTGAGAACGAGTGCCTGCATACGCTGTTGTGCTACGACTTGGCTGACGTTCGCGACCGCGCACAATGCACCCTGTCGAAGTGCAACGCCGATTGCGACTGACCAACTACCCCGACACGGAGATTGACAATGACCGCAGGTTACATCGCTCGCGCCATGCTTCAGAAGCACGGCCTCCGCTTGGCTCGCGTCAAGATTGGCGCTCGGGCCTTCCGCTACGAGTACGTCCTGCCCGCCATCAAGGGCGGCTATGACGCGCACGACATCGCCCGTGCCACGCTCTGGCACTCTGTCAACCGCGCCCTCGACCGGGTTCCCGAATGACCGAGTGGTATCTGATCAACAACGACGGGGCCATCGTTCGTAAGGCGGTGGCCTCGACCAAGCGCGAGGCCGAGCAGATTCTTGGGCCACGCGGCACGGTCATCTCGGCCCTCTCGTGGCGACACGACTTCCATCGTTGGAAGCCTGTCCGCACGGTGGTGACGGATGTGGTTGCGACCAAACCCAAAAAGGTCGATCCGCCGGTCTCCTCCCTCAAGCCCGGCTACGTCAGCGTGAGCGAGATGGCGAAGCAGTTCGACACGCGGACTGGCAAGATTCGGCGCGTCATCCAGCAGTATGGCATCCCCTATGAGTTGGTGCTGTATCAGGGCCGCTGGATACAGACCTACAGCCCTGCCAACGCTACGCGGATTAGGAAGCACCTCAACACCCAGCCAGAGCGCATCATGACTCGGGCGGCGGTCGAGAAGCGGCGACAAGCCTATCTCGAGCGGATGCGCCAGTATTACCTTCAGAAGAAGCACTCACACCAAGCACGGAGGGCGGTATGATTGAGACGGTCATCATTGCTGGCGTGGTGGGGTCGGCGGCTGGCGTCCTCATTGCCAAGCTTTACCTCGCCGGAAAAGCCGAGGACAAGGCCACCGATGCCTACGAGGAAGGCTGGTCGCACGGCTATGACGTTGGCAACAAGCACTCCCACGACCCGCACGGCACCGCGTCCGTGGATGACGGCGAGGAGGTCGAGTGATCATCCGTTGCCCAGTCTGCGACGATGGACGGACGGACCTCGCCGCCATCAAGACCCACAACATCCTCTGCGCCGAGTTTGGCGAGCGGTCCTACCCGGCTCCGGTCTATGCGTAAGTCACTCGACATCGCCGCGACGGTCGCCCTGCTCCTCTGCACGATTCCGCTCGTTCTCTTGCTTGCTCTCACGCGCATCCCAGCGAACTACCTGAAGCGACGGAACTATGGCAGGTGACTTTGACATCGGCCCAGCCGACTACGAGGCAGACATGAGTGACAACGGCAAAGGCGATAGCCCTCGGCCCATTGTGATTGACGCGGAGACGTACAAGAAGAACTGGGAGCAGACATTCCCGAAGCAAGAAACGCTTGGCAATCCCGAGGAGTAACCGTGAGCTTTTCGCTTTCTGTCCCCTCTTGGGTCATCTCCCAGAGCCGGGACTATGTGCATGACGTACAGCTTGGGCATCGCGGCGACGGATCTGACGGCACAATGGAGCAAGCCTTCGTCGGCGTCATTGGGCAGAACATGGTGCAACTGGCTCTCGGTCGCCCGACTATGCGCGGCGACTCGGGCTTTGACGGCGGCGTGGACGTGGAACTGTTCGGCCTCGGCGTGGATGTCAAGACGATGGGGCGGACCACGGACCCCCGCGACGAGTACGTCAACAACGTCATGGCCTCGCAAGTTGGCTACGAATCAAACGCCTACCTGTTCCTGTCGTTCAACAAGTCCTCGCAAGTCTTGACGGTCTGCGGCTGGATACCGAAGGAACTCTTTCTGCACCGCGCCACGTTGTACCGCAAGGACGAATTGCGCCACCGCTCGGACGGCACGACCTTTTCCTGTAAGGCAGATATGTACGAGATCCCCAACGCCTCGCTGTACCGAGACGCGACCAACTGGCCCGAACTGATCGTGCAGATGTACCACTACACTCGCCTCTTTGACACATGACGATCCGCGCCTCGGTCCTCATCGCCAGTCATCGCCAGCAGTTTCTTCCGCGAGCGATTGCCTCGGTCTTTGCCCAGACGTTGCCCAAGCACGAACTCCAACTGCTTGTCAACTACTCCGCCGACCCTGCGCTGTTCCTGACCAACTGGAACGACCTCTGCTCCATTGCCAAAGGCGAGTACGTCTGCATCTTGGGCGACGATGACACGATGGAACCCGTGTATATACAAACTTGTATATCGGCGCTCGACGCCTCGGGCGCGGACATCGCCTACACGAACGTGCAAGGCATCGACGCGCACGGCTACAAGACCGGCGTCTACGTCCCACCCTCCGTCATCACGCTCGACACGATGCGGCACGGCAACAAGATCTGGTCTAGCTCCATCGTCAGGCGCGAGCTTTGGCAACGCATCGGCGGCTACGATATGCCCATCCCCTACGTGCATGACTACGACTTCTGGGTGCGGTGCTTACAGGCCGGTGCCAAGACGGAGTACGTCCCCATCATCGGCTGGAACCACTACGCACACAACGAAGGCCGCGTCACCACGACCTCTGACAAGACGGAAGCGTGGGCCGCGTTCGATGCCAAGCATCCCGACTTCAGGTTGACAACCCCGTAACGCGTTATAGGTTAGACAGCATGGCATACCCCAAAGGCAAGCCGCGCCCAGCCGGTTCAGGACGCGCCAAAGGCACGCCCAACAAGGCGACCAAGACCATCCGCGAGGCGTGGATTGAGGCGTTCAACCTAGTGAACGAAGCCATCCCGTTGCACGAGTGGGGCGCACAGAACCCCGAGAAGTTCTACCCGCTCGCCACGAAGCTCATCCCCATTGACGTGACCTCGGGGGACAGGCCGCTCGCGCCGTCCACGATCCGCGTCGAACTCGTCGCCGCTACCGAGAGCGAATGACCGACAACTGGAAGGTGGAGCAGGGCGACTGCCGCGACATCATGCGGACCCTGCCCGACAACAGCGTGGACGCGATTGTGAGCGATCCGCCCTATGGCCTGTCGTTTATGGGTAAAGAGTGGGACCACGGCGTTCCCGGCGTCGAGTTCTGGACGGAAGCCATGCGGGTCGCCAAGCCCGGAGCGCACCTCGTCGCGTTCGGTGGGACACGGACCTATCACCGCCTTGCGGTCGCCATTGAGGACGCGGGCTGGGAAGTGCGGGACTGCCTGTCGTGGCTGTACGGGAGCGGGTTCCCGAAGTCGCTCGCGGTGGACAAGGCCATCGACAAGATGGACGCCGCCGAGGAACAGATGGCGCGGCGATATCGGTTTACCGCGTGGGTGCGCGAGGTTAGTCTTACGATTGAAGCTATGTGGCCTTGCCTATTGCCGCTTGTCAAGAACGAGGCGACGGCAAAAGCCACGGCACAGCATTACGTCAGCACGGGACAACAACCCGCGATAATGACGCTGGAACACTTGGACGCCGTGCGGCACTTGGTAGGCGAGGTGCCAGAATGGGTCGAGCGTGAGTGCGCCATCCGTAGCGTCGAAAGTAAGAACTTTGCCGAACGCGAGGTGGTGGGGCAAAGACTTACTGGTGCCGCAATGAGTAAAAAAGAAAGCGGCGTCAATCTTGGAACAGGTGGAACAGATTTTGGAAGCGGACAGAATCTTGTAGACATCACCGCCCCCGCTACGGACGCCGCGAAGCGTTGGCAGGGATGGGGGACGGCGCTCAAGCCCGCGTGGGAACCCATCATCCTCGCTCGCAAGCCGTTGACGGGAACGGTCGCCGCGAACGTCACGCAGTACGGGACGGGGGCGATCAACGTGGACGGGTGCAGGATTGGTACGGATGCGGTGCAAATCAACCGATGGGATGACGGCGCAAAACCCTTCGGCGGTGGCGCGGGTCACGCCTACACCCCAAGCCAATCGACAGGTCGCTGGCCCGCCAACGTGCTACTCGACGAGGACGCGGCGGGGATGCTGGACGAGCAAGCTGGCGAGCGTGGCGCACAAGGCAAGGCGAGCGGCCCAACGCTTATCGGGGGCAGTACGAGCCACAGCCGAGGCAAGTTCAACGGCGTGGCAGATACGCCGTTCTATGGCGATGCTGGTGGCCCCTCGCGGTTCTTCTACACCGCCAAAGTCTCGCGCCGCGAGCGGGAAGCGGGGCTGGACGGGATGCCGACAAAAGTGCAGAAGCTCCCCGGCAAGTCAACAGGATACAACCCGATTACTGGCGAAGTCACGCACGGGTACACGGGCGAGGCTCGCAACCACCACCCCACCGTCAAGCCCATCGCCCTGATGCGCTGGCTCTGCCGCCTCGTCACGCCACCGAACGGCCTGATCCTCGACCCGTTCAACGGCTCTGGCTCGACCGGATGCGCGGCGGTCCTTGAGGGCTTCCGCTACTTCGGGTGCGAGCTTGAGGCCGAGTACGTCGAGATCGCTCGCCGCCGCATCGCGTACTGGCAAGGTCAGCGGGCCGAGCCTGACCTGTTCGGATGACGCAACTCAACGTCCAGACCCCCAAAGCGTTCGGGTTCCTCTACACGCCAACCCTCGGGGGCGTGCGATACCGAGTGGCCTTTGGCGGTCGAGGCTCTGCGAAGTCGTGGCAGTTCGCCCGCGCCTTGCTCGTCCACGGCCTCTCCCAGCCCCTCCGCATCCTCTGTGCGCGTGAGTATCAGGCATCCATCCGCGACTCGGTGCATCGGGTGTTGGCTGACCAAGTGACGCGGCTCGGCCTTGACAACTTCTACACGGTGCAGGAGTCCGCCATCTTGGGGGCCAACGGGACGGAGTTCTTGTTCAAAGGCCTTCGCCGCGACATCGCGCAGATCAAGTCCACCGAAGGCATTGACATCTGCTGGGTCGAGGAAGCCGAGGCCGTGAGCGATACGTCTTGGCGCACCCTCATTCCGACCATCCGCAAGGACAACTCCGAGATTTGGGTGACGTTCAACCCGGCGATGGAATCGGACAGCACCTACCAACGCTACATCGTCAAGACTCCCGAGCGGTCCATCGTCCGCAAAGTCAGCTACACGGACAACCCGTGGTTCCCTGCGGTGCTGAAGCAAGAGGCTGACGCTCTGCTCAAGGCCGATCCCGAAGCCTTCGAACACGTCTGGGGCGGCAAGCCGTGGGCGCGGTCGGACGCGCAGGTC